CCACCGCCCATAGCAGCTCCGATAATTCCAATCACTACAATTGCAATGATAATCCATTTCAGCTTGCCACCCTGTTTCTTTCTACAATTCGGACAAACCTTTGCTTTCTTTGGTATTTCTGACTGACAATGCTTGCAAATTTTTGTTCCTGTGTCTTTTGAGTTTCCCATAATCCTTTTTTCCTTTCTTTCGATATACTGTAATTGTATTACATTCTTTTGAAAAACTCAATAGATTGCACAAAAAAAGCACGGATTAACCGTGCAATTTCCGTTACCAAAATATTATTCTTATAGTGTGGTTTATGCAGCCATATCAAACAAACCTAAAATGAACTTTCTTCCAAGCTGAGTAATTCTTCTGTAATAAATAACACGACCGCTATCAAGAGTTTCTTGCTTTATAGACTCGTATCCAAGATCACTATAGTCAGAGTACATAACCCATGTCCCATTTGACTTATACTGAATCTTCTTTTCAGCCAGAATCTTATTCAGCTCATTTGCACTTTTCAGACAGATCTCTTTAGCAATTTCTGTCATGGTATATGTTTTGTTGACATGCATAAGGATAGCGTTTGTCTTTTCGGCTTCAATTCTTGCTTCTCTTTCTTCTTTTAGTTTGGTAAGAAGCTCAATACCGAAGTCCGGGTTATTCAAGATATTATCAATAACGTTATCTGTCGCGTAGATTCCGTTCTTTCGGATGCATGGGAGGACTTCTGATGTTACCCACTCAGTAAAACGTTCAGCAGATTCTTTTCTGCTTTGGAATATTAATTTGTATAAGTTTGACTCATTAACAAAGTTTGCGTTCTGCTTTCTTCCAATGCTATCGATGACCTCGGTAGTAACGACCCCATCTTTTCTAAGTCTATTTTTGCAATCAGATGCATTTTTAATTTCAAGGATTTTGCAAACATCTATCATGCAAAAGAATGGTTCTCCGTCAATTGTTACTGTTCTAACTTTTCCAAACTCTTCATTGTTAAATACTGTTACTTTTGTCTGATTCATTTTTCTTCTCCTTTTCTTAAAAAACATTGGTTTTTCTAAAAGGATGTGCTATTATAACTAAGTAAGCATCCTTTTAGATTGGCTGTTTTAAGAGTTGGTACTTTGGTCGGTAGGCAACTCTTATTTTTTTGTCATAAATAGCAGAGCCTAAATCAATAGACTCTGCACCGTTCGATTCGTAACCAGCCGCATCACTGGTCGGTATTACGTTTTTCGTATCCAGCACCATCACTGGAGTATATGAGAGAAATAAAAAAGCCTGAGTACGCTGAGAGTAAAGACAGTATTTTGTACTATCCTTGTTCTCAGTATACTCAGGCTGACGATTCCTGACCCTTGTTGATCTGAATCTCATTCGTTCTTCACATATTTCTCGTCGCTGATATTATTATAACACAAATGGAATTAATAAGCAACACGAGCAAGCAAAATATTTTCAATCAAATCAGTCAATGAAATAATTTCTCTCGCATGGTCAGAAATGAAATTGCAAAGGCGTTCCTCTGTTTCTATAGGAAGAGAAATTCCGTAGGTCATACAAACAGCGTGAGTCAGCTCATGGGAGAGAACGCGGTCAAACATGGTATCCGGGAGACGATTAGACAGATAGATTGTATTGGTCATTCTGTCAGTAACTCCGAGCGTGTAAACACCGTCTGAACGTCTCAGTAGCTCACTGGATGGATTTTCATATTGGACATGCCATAATTCATCATTGATATAGAAATTCATCAAATCACCTACTTAAAAAGGGAAGGCTTTCGCCCTCCCGTGAATTACATCTTATTGATGAGAGTCGCAAGCTTTGATTTTGCAAGAGTTCTCTCTTCCGGCGTCATGTCAGAAATCAGATCAGTCACGTCTTTTCCAAGTTCTGTCATGTAAGATTCAAGCTCATGCATCTTCGTGTCCTTGTCCTTGTGTGCATCTCTTGCGTCTGTATAGCCACGGCGAGCCATATCATAGCGACTGGATGATTTAGGCTCTGTGTAATACATTCTTCCGTGCTTGTCTCTGTCCATGTCACGATCAGTGTCCCAGTCACGATACATCTCAGGAGTCATGTGCCAATAAGGAGGCTCATTGTATCCTCTTCTCATTCCGTGACCTTTCGGAGCGAATCTTCCGGATTTATAACGGTATTCGTCATAATATCTCCTGGCATCCTCTTCACCGTACTGGTCCTTAAACATTTTCAGAAGATACTTCTCTTCCTCTTTTTCATCTTCATCAGATTCTTCCATAGCTTTTGAGATTCTTGCATGGTATTCGGCATCGGCAAGGTCTTTAATCATATCGATGACCTGTCCCATCTCACAAGTATTAATGTTTTCAATACCACTAGAAAGTTCAGCACAAGCGCACTCAGAAAGTTTTTCAATCAATTCATGGATATGTTTGATATGCATAATATTATCACCTCCTAAGCTTCTCTTGTAACAACAAGGTTCGCATTTGCCACGTTGATTGCCTGCGTACTTGTATTCTCAACAGCAATATTCACACAACATCCGGCCGGTACGTCAATATAGATACCAGCAGATACATTATTGTACTGGTCAACTGCTGCCGGAGTACTAATCATCTGAGAAGAAAGAACAGGCTCTCCGCTGATTGCAATAGCCAGTGAGATTGCTCCGGCTGTACCTCCGGTAGGTACTGCGATATTTGCTGAAAAATCAACAAAATAGCGTGCTCTACACTGATTTGTGATTCCTCTCAGAGTCACAATTCCAGAACCCTCGCGATGTTTAATGCAGTTATTTCCTTGAACTGCAGTGTTTGTAAAGATAACATTTCCGTTCACTGCTACTTCTTGAGCAGAAACAGCTAAATATTCAGCCATAATATTTTACCTCCATAATTTAAGGGACAAACCGTTTTCAGTCTGCCCCTTGTATTCGTAATACTGCTTATAGCAGACATAACATTTAAGTTAAGTTACTCATTCGTCTTGGAAAGAATCTCCAAGATTTGATTTTGATTGGAAATTATCTTTTCGAGATACTCCCTGTCCTGTCTCTGCAAGGCTCTTAGCAAGTCATCATTAGACGTTTGCTTCTGATCTTGGTCGTATCCAATCATCTGCAAGATAACGGAAAAGACGTTCAACATATCAAGAAAAGAGTAGTTTCCGTTTTGATTGTTGGTCATTAACAACCACATCCATTACCGCATCCGTAATACACATTTGGGTTAGGCACCTGATATGCCGGAATTGGTGTCGGGTTTACAGCATTGATAATCTGATTTGTCTGAGCTGTCATTGCAGTAGTCAGAAGAGCATTCTGTCTATCCTGTGAAGCTGCAAGTCTCAGATCGTTGTTCTCAGCCTGTAATGTAGCGATCTTATCCTGGCAGAGGTAATCAAGGATTGCTCTTGTTCCAGCGTTCTGGCTCTCAATGATATCACGAGTGTTCGTGTTCATTGTGTTCTGCAAAGCGCATGTATCCTGTGCCATGTCAAATCTTACCTGAGAAATAGCTTCTCTGTTCTGGCAGCAACAATCGGCAAGCTGTGCCTGTAATGCATTCTGACCCTGCATCAGAGCAACATTTGTTGTGTTGAATCCCTGCTGTGTCTGGTATCCAAGATTGCAGATTGCGTTGTCAATTCCGTGGAATCCATTCATCAGAGCTGTATTCTGAGCGTAAAAGCCATCACACAATCCATTGTTGATTCCGTCCAGTTTTCCAACAATGTTCTGAGTATCGAATCCTCTCTGAATGTCAGCCTGTGTAGCTACTGTTGCTGCATAACCGCCACCATTTCCGAATCCGTTACCAAATCCATTGTTTCCCCAGCCAAAAAGCAGTGCGAATACGACGATGATCCATAACCATCCCCCGTCTCCCCAACCAGCTCCATCAGCGTAACCGCCTGTTGCTGGCATGACTGGCATTGTAAAAGGTGTGTTAGTTGAGTTAAACATATTAGTTCCTCCTTAATTTTATTCATAAAGAGGTTTCTCGAGTTTCTGTGCACAAACCTCTAATATGCTATAATCCAAACTTACTTCTTATTTGATTCATAAGTTCATCAACATTTGTTCCTTGTTCTTTCCCAAGGTTCCTTGCCAACTGCTCTATTCCTTTCATGTCTCCTTTTTGAGCCATATCAAGAGCATTCTTGGCCATGGGGTTGTTCATTACTTGATTATTCCCCATCATCTGTTTTAAAAACTGCTGAGGATTTCCGAAAAGGTTAATTGTGTTCATTCTCCGTCACCATCCTTTTTGACTGTAGACCGTGTTTTCGGTTTGCTGTTGCTCATAGAGTTTTCCAGTTCATCAAGCTTCCGTCCAAGCTCGTCAAACCTCTTCATAAACGCTTCTGTCGCATCGTCAGATAGCCCTATTTTCATCTCTGATTGAGTAGACTGTAAATTCTCTGTCTGCTGATTTTGAACAGGCTTAAAGACGATTGTCTGAATTGTTCCGTTGGCAGTCCATGACTTCAAATAGATTTCAGACAAGTCATTTTTTGGAAACAGCGCATAAGGAGCGTTCATTGGAACGTCACTTGCCTGTATCGTCTCTTGACTGTCAACAATGCGACCAATCAGTTGTGGTTGCTGAATCTGCTGCGGTACCTGTTGCATCTGGTTGTAAACAGGTTGCTGTTGAGCTTGCATCTGTTGAACTGGTTGCTGATATGGATTTCCGTACCTCTGCTGATTCTGCTGCAAGTACGGATTTCCAAAATATGGATTCTCGTACATGATAGACCTCCTATCTTTCACACACATCCTCAAGTATCTCTTCTTTTGAAGCAAACGGTTTATCAGTGTAGAATCTTCTGTCAATCACATCTTCTACAACATGAACAACCGTTGACTGATATTCAAGTGGGATGCCATTGAGACGATCATCACTGAATATCTGAACAAGTATCGCATCTGAAAACATTTGACCGCCTCCTTATGGTTAAATTTTCGCATAAAAAAAGAGAAGCAAGTTTTCACTTTCTTCTCATATTTATGTCATATAGTGGCTCTATTTTATTTACTATTTTGCGTACACACTTTTGCTGTGTACCGTACACACTTTTTACACACTTTTGCTGTGTAAATTCGTGTAAATACGTGTAATTTTATGAAAATCAGTGTGTATGCCAAATTGCTTGAACCCCTTATAAACTCAGTGTTAGAACGGTGTTCCGTATAAATCATAAGGTGTCACCTGATATACGTAATAAGTTTACAAAGTTTAGTACAAAATGCTCCAAAAATCCTTTATTTTAAGGCTTTTTTATGTTGGCAAGTGTGTAACTTACACACCATTTACACACTTATGAAATTTTTTGTTTAAAATCCACGATATTATTTGGCGTATTATCTACCAGTTTTTCAATATCATTAAAAGATTTTTCTTTCGTAACATGAGTATATAAATCAAGAGTCATTTTAACACTTGCATGACCTAAATATGATTGAACAACTTTAGGATCGATTTCGTGTTCAAAACATCGAGTGGCAAACGTATGCCTAAATGTATGTCCACTAAAATTTTTGAACAAATCATTGTTCGGTCGCAACAAATTTATTTCTCTTATAACTGCATGTATAGCATCTGCATATATTACTGAATTTATCGGAGTATTGTACTTTGTAGTGAACAAAAAATCATTCTGTTCTTTTGGTCTCTTGCTTGATACTATCGCTTTTTGTTGAATCTGTCTTTCGAGATATATTTTACAAACGCTGTTTATCGGAACTTTCCTATAACTCTGCTTTGTTTTTGGTTCTTCTAGGTGAAAAGTCTTTCTGGTATCTGTAAGATACTTTTGGTACACTAACGTTTTGTTTACATCGATGAACCCATTTTCAAAATCGATATCTGATTCTGTCAACGCAAAAAGTTCTCCTGGTCTCATTCCAGTGTTTACTGCAACATTAAACATATTATCATAAAATGTATTTTTGCAATATTCAAAGAAAATGTTCTGTTCTTCAATAGTAAGAGATTTAGCTTTAGATTCTTTCTTGTCTATAACTTTGGATCCTAAAACCGGGTTTTTTGAAATCAAATTATCTTCAAGCGCTCTAGCCATTAGATCTGATAATATGACTTTGATTTTATTTTGCCTTTCATACCCATATCCATTTGTATGAGCCAATGTTATTATTCTTTGAATATCTGATTTAACCAAAGAATTTATGTTGCGATTTCCTATAAAAGGTGATATATTCTTATTGTATATGTGAGTGTATTCTCTAAGAGTATTAGGGCGTACACTCTTTTCTTTATATATCTTTATCCATTGATTAAACCAATTATCCAATTTTATGGTTTCTCTTACACTTACAAATGTTTCATTTTCTGCAATTTTAACAGCA